ATAGCGGCTTGCATAGTAGAGCTTACAAATGTACCCTGTTTATTAGCAAAAGTTTTTCTACCTCTAGTGTCACTTATATTTAATTCATTTAAAATAGTATCAGCATCCCAAGTACCTATGTCTTTCATACGTACAGGATTTTTTATGTTAGGAATGAGGCGCATAATAATACTAGGGTTGGACCCATCTTTACGATTGACTGCTATATTGGCAGACTCAAGGCTTCCCACATGGTAAAAGAAATCATCTTTAAATTGTCTTTGAAAAACTTCAAACTCTTTTTTACTACCATGAAACATTATAACAGGGGTGTTAGCTAATGCTACATTTTGTTCTGTTAATCTAGTTGCAAATATAGAAGCCGCTAGTTCTAAACTTCTGCCCCTTTGTGTTGCGTTAAGGGCAGGATCTAATGCTGAATTAGTATTTACTAAATTTATTAGTAATTGCATTATATCTTTTTGTTGTGGTGTAGTAAGAGTTTCTCTCAATCTTCTTAACGAAGCAGTTAAGTCTGCTCTGTCAGCTCCAGGTGGAGTTAAACTTGCTTTCGTATAGTTGCGATAATCTATACCTTTTAATAATTTTTTTATGTCTGATATTAAAACATCCATTTCTATTATGTCATCTACAGTAGGCAAACCTGTTTCGTTCTTGTTACCTGTTAAATGATTTACATATTTGTATACTTTATCTATTGCTAAACCTAATTCAGGAGAACTTTTAGCAGCTTCTAGTGACATCTGATTGATTGGATTAACTATAAATGGACTGTTTAAGAATATGTTGCCCGCCTTGTTTTGTGTACTAACACCTACAAGACCCACATTTTCCGCGGTGCCCCCCTTCACGGCTGAAGTTTCTAACTCTTTCTTTAGTTCTTTTATCTTCTTACCAGCTATGTGCGCTGCATTTCTATAAGATAAATCTAATGAGTTTTGTACCTCAACATCATACTTTCTTTTTTTAACTTTGCCTAAATCTACCTGTTCGAATATTTCATTGGCATCAGTATATGTATTATTAAATAGCACGTTAGCTAAGGAGTTTAAATAAGATTTTAATCTGTAAAATAGTGTAGCAATAAAACCTCTTGGTTGATATTTAAAAGCCATGTATCCTGCGAATGCATTAGCTATAGCTTCTTCTTGTAATTGGTCTTGCGTTAGTTTATCTACACCAGGTCTATTACTTATATCGTATTGTTTAATCCAATAATTTTTTGCGGCATCTTTTAATATTTTAGTTTCTTCTTTTGTAAAGAAACCATTTACCATTAAAGCATGCATTGTCTCGTGATGTAATGTAAATAACCTTGGGTCTTGCTTAAGGTTAAAAGCAAAAGGCTCATTGGCATTTGTACTTATTATTATTTTATTCTGCGGTATTATCTCTGGCACTACTAAAGTAGCTTGCTCCATAGGCATACCACTATTAAGTAATGTAGCTATTGTTCTCATTCTTGTAGCCACATCTACTGTTGCAAAGTCTACTAAGAATCCACCATTAAGAGCTTCTCCTGTATTTGTTAAAAAATTATCTACTATTTCTAAATCGTTTGGACCTAGCCCCATCAATCTTTGTAATTCATTTACTAACTGTTCTCTTAGTTTAGGTAGATCACCTTTAAAAGAATCTTTCATTTTAGGACTGTCACCTTGTAAAGACCATTGCATAGTAGTTTCTTTTTCAAACTGAGGTATAATTCTACCTTTAACATCTTTGGTTATTTTACTTATAATAGGATTACCCATAGAGATTTTAGATAATTCATTTAAAGGTATAGCTTCTGTTGCCCCTAGGCTAATTAATAAAACATCAAAGTCTGATTGATCTTGTAATATATTATCTAGTCTCTTTGTAAACTCTGATACAGCTAATCTTTTTTCTGCGTCACTTAAAAAATTATTTCTTAGTGTACCATCTAAAGCATCTTGCACGCCTTTTAGTTGCGCAGATAAATCTCCTATCTTAGTTATTTGAGAATCTCTAAACGTATAACCTTTACCAGTTATCATACTTCTTAAAGTATTGTATCTGTTCTCTAAAGGTTTACCAGATATATTATATAAAGACTTTAAATATCTTATTCTTTTTTCTATAATACTTCTTTCATTTACATCTGTAGTATTATCTAATTCAGATCTACTGCTGAGAACATCTTTTTCAAACGCTGCTGTTGTATATTCTATAGGAGCTACAGTGTATCCTGCCTTTTGTAATTCTTCTCTCGACAAAGGGGGCACGACTTTTTGACCAACTTGATATTTATTTGTAACTTCTACAGGTTGGAATGCTATCTTGCTCTTTACTATATCTTCTAGTAGTTCTCTACCTCTGGTCTTACCTCGTTTACCTTTAGCAATATCTGCTTGTAAACGTTCTAGCTTTGCAATACCTTCAGGTCCTTTATAATAATTTAGATTTTCTAAGTCAGCCCTTAAATCATCTATATAATTCATTTCATCGCTTGCCATTGAAACTATATCATCAGCAGCATTAACCTCTTTATATATAGAGTCTATTGTCTTTTTAGAATATCCTCTTTCTAGTAATCTTCTTTCAGCAGCCTTAACTGTGCTTTTATTATGATTTACAAATGTCTCTTCTTCTACAGTTTCAGTTGTTAATTGTGTTTGTTGTAATCTTTTTAGTTCTCGGTTTAACTCAACGCGTTGTTCTTGTAAAATTAATTTAGCTGCTGGATCTTTTTGTTTGTCAATTAAATCATTAATATTTTTTATTTCTTTTTTAAGGTTAGCTATTTCTTCTGAAGATCCCAAAGTTACTTTTCTTGATCTGACTTTTTTAGGATCTTGTTTTTTATATGATTTTATAAAATCATTATACTGTAACATACCCTGCTTAATTTGCTTTTCACCTGTAACAGGACTTATAGTAGCAGCATCATCATACATCACGCCATTCTCTTTACTTGCGCTTCTTATTACTACCGTGTTTCCTTTGCTATCTTGATACACATCACCTGCTTGCGGAGCATCTTCTTCGACTTTAATCTCTTCTGCCTTAACAACTTCAACAGGTTCTGTAAAAATGTTTAGTAAGTTAGGCGCTTCTTTTATAGGTACAGTAGTGCTTGGGATTTCTGTTCCATCTTTTGTATTAATTAAAACTAAATGTTTTTCGCCACCCACATCTTGTGTTCCTACTACAACAAATTGCGGAGCTATAGGTTTATTGTCATCATCTAAATTAATATTACCATCTACATCTTTAGTGCTTTCTATTTGGCTGTGTGTAACTTTTTTGTTAATGTATTCTCTAGCAGCAGGGTCATTGAAATTAGTGTTGCTTACTAATTTAGTAGTGCCCTCAAACTTTTTAAAAGTGTCATAAGCTTCTTTTGAGCGTTTATCAGAAATTACCTGTACTGGACCACCAAGTAAAGAACCTACTATGAATCCACCATAACCAGCTTCTCTTAAATTTTTTTGAATTATGGGATCTGAAAATGTTTTAGATAATTCTTGTGGCAATTCTGATATGTCATCAACACGCTCTGTAGCACCTGCTGTTTCTAGAGTTGAGTCTTGAATTATTTCTGCTGCACCTTCTCGTAACCCGCCTTTCCTAGCCCCTGTAACAAATGATCTAGCCCAATTATCAAAGGCTTGTTCTCCAATTTTCTTCTTTACTGCTCCTGTTAAAATTCTTGAAGGAAGACCAAGTGCCGCTTCTACTGAACCAAATACCGCAGACCCTAAAAGTGTAACTGCTGCATTTGGATCATCAGTTTCTTCTAGTTGTTTACCTAGTATTAAAGGCAGACCTACAGCCGCAGCAGCTGTAACAGCTTGTCCTGTATACTTAACAACTCTTCCTACTGGTGTAAAATTTAAAGCTAATCCTACTATTACGTTTGGTATAGCAGCAGCGCCCGCGTTTCCAAAAAGATTTCCTACGTAGTCTACAAGATCTTCTACTTTTCCTTCATCACCTGATGTAAATATATCTTCTAAACTTGGCGCAAATGGTCTAAGCTCACCGTCTTCTGTGGTAAAAAATGATTTAGCTGCAGCATCAGTTTCGTATTGTTTTATTACAGCATTTAATTCTGTTTGATAATCCTCATTACCTATTACGTCTTGAAAAGTATTATTTATATAGGTTGGTGCATTACGTATTATATTCATTATAGAACCAAAGCCTCTAGAGAATGAACCTTTATCCTCCATAGTGGGAGCTTCTATTTTCCTAGCAGCTGTACCAGGTACATATAAGAAACCTTTATCGAATAAAAAAGCGGTCAGTTCATCTGAATTTAATACAGAGTCTATTTGTTCTTGGGAATAATTTTTGGGTATTTCTACTTTGGGAGCTGAAGGATCATCTGATATTTCATAGATGTTTACTTCGGGTGTTGCAGGTGCAGATGTTGATTGCCCTGCCGCAGCATCAGCAAGCATTTCATTTACAGTTTTAATATCGTTTAAATCTATATTACCGAAATCTATGCCTTGTTCTTCTGCCACTTGTGTCCTTTACACCTAGGTGTATTCAAAAAGCTTTCGCTCTTTTAGTTATGATTTAGATGCAGCGCCTACATTATACGCTTTAAAATTTTCTACTGCATCGCTTGCTACATTTTTATTATTGTAACTGTTTAATCTTTCTTGTGCTGCTGCTTGTAGATCTCCACCAGCAAACATGGTTAACAGCATTAACCCATTCTCAGATAGTTGATCTCCAGATTTTTCTATTTGTTTATTAATAGACCTGTTAAACTCTTGTTTGTATTCTTTACTTGTAGGATCTGGATTTACATTAGCCGCTTGAACCTGTGCAATTTGTAAAACATCAGCAGGTTGAAGTCTTTCTGTAATTAAAGATTCTGCTAATGCTGTATCAAGTGCCGCTTTAGCTTCTTTAGCATCTGCAGCTTTTTGTGTCTTAGCTGCTTTAATAGCACCAGGGAATACTCCTTCACCTTCCATTAACCTTAAACCCAGGTCCATTAAAAAATCATCTTTACTTAAAAGACCATCCATAATTTTACCTATCTTAGTTCTCTCATCTTTAGGTTCTTCTTTTTTAGTTTCTTTATTTGTGCTTGTGTTTGTATTTGTATCTGCGCCCGTGCCCTCGCCTGTACCTCCTGGAGAGTTGGGTATTACATCTTCAGGTTTAACCTTTTCTTTTTTATTATCAGACTTTGAATCTTTATACTTATCACGGATGTTATTTAGAAAAGCCTGTAGACTTGTTGACTTATCATAATCATCCATTTGAGCTTCTAACAAATCTCTTTCGGGTCCTGCTAAATCAGGATTTTCTTCTAATGTTTGTTTATTAACAAGGTTTCTTGCGTAATCTACACCTCCAGTGCCGCTGCCCAAGGCACCGTAGTCCTCATACAACTGTTTAATTTTGCTGCCCCCACCTTTTACTAGATCTACAATTTTCTTCTTTTTAAGTTGAACGTTTATAAAACTATCACTATAACCCTGGTCTTTTAATTTTTTAACTAAAGCCAACTCTTCTTCAGATAAAGGTACGTCAGGTATATCTTTCTTTGTTATATTAGAATCTTTTATTAATTTTTTATTTACTAATTCTTTAGCATTTAGTTCTGGACCTTCGGCTTGCTTAAGTATATTTTGCATTAATTCAGAAAGATTGCCTTCTGAACCTTTATCAATTCCTCCTTGTAAAGCATTTAGAAGATCTAATTCACTAGAATCTGACAATAGATTATTAAGTAATTTATTAGACCCTTCTGGAAATTTAAAGTTTTCTAAAGGAGCAGGCATAGTATTACCTGAGCCTCCTACATTTGAACCTTTACCCATTGTATCAAAAAACTCTTGAGGTAAATTATTGTTATCATCTAAAGTTATAGACATTGAACCGTCTTTATTAAATTGAATACCCATTATCCGAAGAACCCTGTTATGTCACCCCATGTTAATCCTAAGTTACCTGCTGCTCCCAATGCACCTATACCTGCGCCAGCTATCTGCCCAAACAAACTAGGTTGTTGTGGGGCTGGTCCTGTTGTAGTAGTCATTGATCCTGTAGGAACACCACGTAATATGTCAGAGTAAAATCCAAGTTGTTGTTTTGGATAATCTCTTTCTTGTACAAATTGATTGTAGCCTTGATCTAGAATAGCTTGATCCATACCTCTTTGCAATCCACCGATACCTAATTGTCTATTAAGATCAGCTGACTCTAGCGCATCAGCTGCTGATGCAGTTTGCGCCATACCTAATCCAGAAGCTAGCTGTTGTTTTCTATCTGTTTGCGCTGCTTTTAGTGCTGTGTCAAAAGCTCTGCCTTGTGCTTGTGTATAGATATCACCAATCCCTTGTTGTAAATTTCTTTGGCGTTCTGCCTCTACTATGTCCGCTCTTGAACTACCAAATGCGCCTGCTTGTGTAGCCTGTGCTTGATTAGCAACTTGTTGCATTTCAGATCTTCGGGTTAATTCTCTAGCAGCAACATCTGCCACGTTTGTCATATATGGATTCATATATGTGGAGATGTCAGCTGCTGCTGGCATTCCTGAAGCTGTTGCAGCCGTGTATGCCTGTGCCCCCCTGAGACCGCCAAGCCCTGTACTTTGTTGAGCTTGATTCATAGCCTGTTGTTCTAGATCAGAAAAGCCTGCAAGTCTAGGTCCTGTGTATGGTATGAAATTTTCTTTTGCTACATCACCTGAAGCTGCTACTAAAGATGAAGCTGCCTTCTCCATGTAATCAGGAAGTTGTACCTGACTTGTAGAAGTTTGCTGCGCTTGTTTACTTCCAAATAAAAAATCTAACATTATGCGTTCTCTGCCTCTGCTTCTTCTTTAGCTCTATCTACTGCATCAGATAGATCTTCTAATAAATTTTTTCGATTAGGATCTCCTGTCATAAATCTTTTCTTTAAAGACTCAAGAGTTATAGGCATATTAAATCTTCTTTGTAGTTTACTAAAAAAATCTACTTCTTCTTCTGACTCATCCTCATCTTCTTCAGTGGTAGTTTGTTCAGTTTGTGTAGCTTGCCCTTGTCCACTTTCGCCGCCTCTTTGATTCTGTCTGTCCATAGCGTCCTTGATCATCTTTTGTCTACGTAATCTTTCTTCTAGTGTTAAATCATCTGTGTTAAATAAGTTACTTAATAATCCTGTCAAGCCTACGTTTGACATTAAGTTACCTATGCCTGAAGATCCACCACCAAGTGCTTGTGCTAACATCTTTCCATCATCAGTTTGGTAATCTCCAAAGATTCCTTTTTTAACCATGCCTTCACTTTTTAACGCTTCATTAAACATTTTACTAAAGTCACTGCTAAATAAAGTATTGTTAGCTTGCCCACGTAAAGCTTCTAAACCTTGAAGAGCATCTAGTCCTGCTTGTGATGTGCCTGCTTTGTCAAATCTATATTTGCCGTCTGAATCTTTATCCATTAGATTAGCAGTGTTGCCTACGTAGGCATTTATCAAAGCTTGTTGTGCAAACTTTTGGTCTAAAGGAGTATCTTTATCAAATTCTTTTTCACCAATACCACCAGCAACCATAGGCACATAATCAAATTGATTTGGGTCTTGTGATCCGCCGTAAGTTTCTGAAGGACCCACAGGTTCTGGCTTATCATCTCTGCCTCCTCTATTATTAGCAAACATCTCTTTTGTTTTTGAAACTCTATCTGCTGCAGCTTCTCTATTTTTCTGTGCTTGCCCTATAGGTTTGTCAGGCTTGCCTCCTTTAAAATTTGAAATGTAAAATGAAGGTATGCCTGTAACAGGATCTGGTTCACCTGCACCACCTAGTAGTTTAAGTATGCCTGCTTCTTCGGGATTAATGTATGCAAGAGATTCACCTTCTGGTGCTAATGTGTTAATAGTTTTTGCGGCATTTCTTAGTTGCGCTTGTACGTTGTCTAGTGACATGTTATAAAAATCTGGATTCTCTGGCTTGGCTGTAGGTAATTCATATATACCACTGCCTGGATTTCTTGATTGTTTCTGTAATAATGCGGCAACACCTGGCGCTACTTCATTTCTGCGCACAGCCATATCACCTGTATTGAGAGGTCCTGCATATTGCATTTAAATATTATACCTTCTTTGCGTCTTACTTACAAGGGGGGCACGGGCAAAATTAAAGCGGGTTATTTGTATCACTCGTTACCTCCATTAAACTTACTATCACATGTAGCCTTCCTGCTGTCACAGCCTGAGCTTTTAATATCTCTGAAGCTTCCATGACTAGCGGGTTAATTAATATCTCATCTGTAGCATCTCCAGCCACAGCTTCTTTCTTTAGTCTGAATATATTAGAACCAGAGTCAGTAAGAGTTAAGGTTGCTGTGTCACCAGAACCTGAATCATCTGATATTAATATAGATTTAATTATAGTCTTGGTTGCAGCTGGGCATGTATATATTACTGTATTATTTGTAGTAGTTAAATCTACTTTTTTACTTTTGTATTCTATAGCCATTAACTCATAAACCAATTCATAGAAGTCTGCTCTGTTTGATCTGCTATCTTAACAGGTGGACTTTCTTCTGCAAAATCTTTTAACTTTAAAACTTGTACTAATGTATCAAACGTTCTAACATCTATCTTACCTTCGGCTCGTTCTTTATAAGAAGGTTCTGGATATGCTGGTCTACTATAGATTGACATTATCTAGCCCCGTCTGTTCTACCTTCAGCACGCCATGTTCCTAATCTCCACGATACACCTGTGGCATCTGATTCGTACCTAGCTTGGAATGATCTGCCTCTAGCTCTCATATCTAGTCTTTGATCTGTGCTTGATATTGTAAAAGGTCCTTTAGTTATTTCAGAATCTTGTGGGTATACTTTAGATTTTAAAGTAAACTTTATATTAGAACCTGCACTATAAGTAACATCAGGGATAACTCTATTTACAAAATAAAGACTATCTCCATTAGCATCACCATTAAAGAAACCTGTTTCTACAAATGCATTGATAGCACTGCCTGCATTATCTGTTCCTACTTCTTGATTAAATTGTAAACCAGTTTTATCTGTAGTCAAAGGATTAGCAAAGACATTAGAATCTACCCATGCTGTTCTGTCTAGTGTACCAATAGACCAGTTGTTATCTATGTAATTATATATTACATACTTATCAATATCATCTGAATCCGCTGATGGATAGAACCACCATATCTCATTAAACTTAATGTTCTGTCCAGCAAAAACTTTTTCTCTTTGTACTTGATTGAAGTCATCAAACACATGTTGTAATACAGGACATGGTAGAGTTCTAACTGCACCATCATACATATAGAAGTTATCCACACCCATCCAGAATGAGGCACCTTCGATTGTAGTAGCCGCGTTCTTAGATATAGTACCAGATATTTCTCCTAGCACAGAGAATGAGAATGTAAAAGGTGGACCAATGAACTGCATAGAATATACGTCCGCATCTGTCCAAACAAATATTTGACCACGTCCTTTTTCTACTGCTTCTATATTAGTACCTGTACCTAGTCTTTGTTCACCAGCTGTATTTGTTATCTGGGCATTCCATGTACTTAAACTTTCTTGATCAGAAAATCTTATTGTCATTCTATCATAAGTTGTAGAGCCTTGTGGGTTAGCGCCAAATATTACTAAGTGTCTATCTGGTGTAGATACTAACACTTGCCCAACCTTAGTTGGTATTTGTGATGCATCACCACTTAAAGTATTTGTTACATAGTAAGCTAGTGTCGTTCCCCTATAAGTAGTAGGAGCTGCTACAAAAGCACTGACATCAAAATAATATATTGTATCTTCGCCACCACCTACAGAAGCTACAATGTCTTCACCGAATGCGTCCATAGACCAAACTCTAGGTGATAACACAACACCAGAAGAAGAACGGGCTGTGCCCCATGAAGAAGCTCCCCATACACCAGCACCAAAACCGTAACCTGTTAAACCATCATCTGGTCCATTGTTAGTTAAGTACCTGAGTGTTATAGAACCTCCACCTGTTTGACTTCCAGATGTGGCTGTGCCTGAAGAAGCTACAATAGTATACTGATTAGCATTAACATAAGTAGCTATGTATTCTTGCGCTGCAATTGTAACACCATCAAATGTAACTGCTGATTGTATAACAACACGAGAACCTGGGCTTGTATTAGCTAGACCATGATTACTGTGTGTAACTGTAACAACATTAGTACCTGCTCCGCCTGTAGTATATGGGTTAGTTAAATTTACTGGGTCTGTTCTGAATGGTGTGATGTCATAGACTTGACCACCATACTCAACAAAGAAGTGAGTAGATGTTCCCATAAATATAAACTTACTACCATCTGTATCTCTGTGTGGAAATATTTTTCGGCATACTCCATTGAGTTGTGCTGAACTAAACCTCTTGGTCCAGCCGCCTATCTTCTCTGCATACCCTTGAAAGAAACGAACCTTGTCTGCGTTCGTGTAGCGCATCTGCGCCTGATAATCTGTTATGTCTGTGATAACTCCTGGAGGCGCTGTTAATTGTACTAATGGCATTTGCCGTGCCCCCTTCCTTACCTGCTAGGTGTTGTTGCTAAAAAATTCTCCATCCACATTATCTTCTCTTTGATAATGGCAATGTCTCTTTGCATCTCAACTATTGTGTCTGCTTTTCTTTCAACCGCATCTAAACGTTCGCTCCACATACCCCATGTCATAGCTATACCAAAAGCCATTACTACATATGGTGCTACTAATTTAAGATCTATTTTCATTATGCTAGTACCTCTATTAAAGTTATAGTTGAAAAACCAGAGTTGCCATCTCTTTGAACTTCACAGGTTCCTTCAACAGCTTTAAATTGTACTTTATAAATTAGAGAAGATGTGCTTGATGGGCTGTCTTTGAAGTTCATAGCAAAGCCTCCATTTCTATGAGTGTTATTACCACTCTGATCCCACATGTTAGCACCACTTGTTGTAATTCCTGAACCAGCTCTTAAAATTTGAAAATCCATTCTTGCGTTTGCAGTTCCAGCAGATTGTAAACCCATGATCCCTACAAAAATTTGTATTGTACTGCTTGTTGCGCTTGGTGTAATCGTTGCTGTTATTCCAGTATCGACATAACTATTAGAAGATGAAGAAACTTGTGTGCCTGTTTGTCCATATACTATTTGACCAATCTTAGCTGCACCAGTAACCGTGCCTGTAAAAGCAAAGTTGTTAGCTAAATTAATTTTATCAGATGTGATTGCATCATCTGCAAAAGCTCCTGGGGGTAATGTATTAAGTGCCATTAGGGTAGAACCTCCATTAGTGTAAATCCTCCCCAGTTACCATCAGGACCTGAGCCTGATTGTGGGTTTATATACCATGCATTACCATCACTACTTTTTGCATATAAACTGTAAGTAACTGAACTTGTTGTATTTGGACTATCTACATGATTACCACTTATATTAAGATATTTGTCATTAGTATTCACCATATATTGACCTTGTGTAGAACCCCCTAAACTTGTAGAACCTCTAAAAAAACCAAAAAATCCATTACCACCAGTTCCTTTATAAGCATTACAACTAAATGATAAAAATATTTTACTTGATGTTGAAGTAG